ACCTGCGAGGAGTGCGACCGCAACGGTAGGGTGACGGTCGGCACGATCGCCGACCACATCGTGCCGTTGGCCAAGGGCGGCACCGGCGCGCGGTCCAACTACCAGCTGCTGTGCCGCGCATGCTCGGACGCGAAGGGGCTGGCTGACAAGGGGCAGGAGGCGCGCCCTCAAGGCGGCGTAGCGCGGGACGGGCGACCGACCGACCCTGCTCATCCGTGGAACAGGAGCGTGTGATGGCGCAGGGTATCGCCTTTCCGGAAGCGAACACGGTGCTGCATGCGCCCACGCCCGAGGATGCCGCAGCTGGCACCGTCTACGACTTGCACGTCCATCGCTATCGCGACCTCGATGGACAGCCGAACGTCATGAGCAAGTGGCAACTGACGGCTGACGAGCTTACCGAGGTGAACCGCACCGGGTGCATCTGGTTCAACTGCTGGGGCGCGACGCATCCGCCCATGTGGCTATCGGGGCACGACCCGTTCGTGCGGCACGATCCCTGACCACCCCCCGGGGCAAAACTCTGGGGTGCCGCGGGGCTAGGACCGAACCCGCCATGCATGTGCACCGAGAGTAGTTTTTGAGGGGGGAGGGTTTCCGACCGCCTGTCGGGAGGGGCCTATGGCACCCGTGATCGCGATCGAGGGCGGCGACGGCGTTCCGCCAGCGCCGAACTGGCGCACCATTTTCGGCCGCGCTGCCGACCGCGAGGCGGCGGCGGAGTACTGGCGGAGCATCATCAACGAGCTGCGCGGCGCGGAGAAGCTTGCTGTCGCGAACGCGCACTCCATCAAGCGCCTGGTCGTCGCCTACGTGACCTACGACATCAGCGCGCGCGAGGTGTTGAAATCCGGTCCGGTCATCAAGGCGAAGAAAACCGGCGTGCCCACGTACAACCCATGGTGGACGACGATGTCGAACGCCGACAGCCAAGCCTCGGCGCTGGAGAAGTCGCTGTGCGTCAGCCCGCGCGACCGCGGCACGGGCGCGAAGGTGCAGAAGGCCGCGCGGCGGGTGACCGGCGCCGATCGCTACCTGAAGAACCGCGGTGGCTAACCGCTTCCTCGGCGATCCCGATCCGACGACCGCCTGGGCGAAGGCTGCAATCGAGGGGAAGCTGTTCACCGCCGGCGACCTGGTGAAGCACGCCGCCGAGCGCCACCTGCGCGACATCCGCGACGGCGAACGCCGCGGCATCTACTGGCGGCCGGACGCGGCAGCGCACGCGCTGGAGTTCCTGCCGTCGGTCTTTCAGGTGACCGACGGGCCAGCGGCCGGGCAACCGTTCTACCCGCTCGAGTGGCACACGTTCGTGATGGGCTCGCTGTTCGGATGGCGAACCGAGACCGACCGCTGGCGGTTTCGCTCCGGCTGGCTGGAGACCGGCAAGGGACAAGCGAAGTCGCCGCTGATGGGCGCGATCGGCGTCTACATCATGGGCTGGTGCGATATTCAGCGCGCGCAGTGCTACGCGATCGGCGAGGACAAGAAGACGGCAAACGTCCTCTTCCGTGACGCGGCGGCGATGTGCCGTGCCACAATTCCGGAGCACGACGAGGGGGAGAGCCTCGAAGCGCTCGGCGAGGTGGTGATCCGCGGCGAGCTTGAGAACGCCTGGAAGATCGAGCACCCCGACAGCGGCTCGTTCTTCCAACCGATCGCGAGCGGCGAAAGTCTCTCGGGTCCGCGCCCGAACTACGTCGCCGGCGACGAGATCCACGAGTTGACTGACGAGAACGTGTTGCAGACGTGGAAGCGCGGCATCGACAAGGTCGCCGGTCACGCGCTGATGCTGATGGGGACCAACACGCCGGCGACGTCGCAACACGTCGGCACGGCCTACTCGGAAATGTACCAGCAGATCGCGAAGGGCGAGGCTCGCGACGACACGGCGTTCGCGTTCATCGCCCGCGTCGACAAGGCTGATCGCGAGACGGTCTTCGAGAACGAACGGTGCTGGCAGAAGGCGCTACCGGCGCTCGGCGAGACCTTCCCGATCGAGAACATCCGCGAGACGGTCGCGAGCGCGCTGCTGCGCCCGTCGACCAAGTCGAGCGTCAAGCGCCTCTACTTCGGCATCGACACCGCCGCCGCCGACTTCTGGATCGACGAGGAGAAGTGGGCGGCGGTCCAGGCTCCGGTCCACGAAAAGGCCATGCGGCATCGGTCGTGCCGCCTGGCCCTCGATCTGTCGCAGAAGAACGACCTCACGGCGCTCAGCGCCGCGTGGGAGCCGCTCGGCGAAGAGAAGCTGGCGGTGAAGTCCTGGTATTGGACGGCCGAGGGCACGGCGGCGGGCGAGCTGAAGGCGAAGGCCGAGAGGGACAAGGCACCCTACGCCGAGTGGGTCGAAGACGGCCACCTGACCGCGACGCCGGGCGCCACGATCGACCTGACCTATGTTGCGATGCAGGTTTCGCGGCTCAACGCCGAGCAGACGGTGCTCGAGCTGGTGGTCGATCCAGCGTTCATCCAGAGCTTCATGGACGCCTGCGCGGAGGTCGGCCTCGAGGTCTGGATGTACCGCGGCCCGAAAGAGCCGGCCGGGCGCGGGCTCAAGATCGTCGCGCATGCGCAGGGCACGCGCGTGATGTTCGAAGACCGGCAGCTGTGCATGCCGCACTCGATCACGAAGACCGAAGACGCGATCCTGAGCGACCAGATCATCATCGACAACTCGCCGGTGACGTACAGCTGCGCGGCGAACGCTGCGATCGACGCCGACGGGCAGGGCAACCGGGCCTTCAACAAGAAGCGGTCGCGCGGGCGCATCGACGGGATGGTCACCACCACCATGGCCGTCGGCGCGGCGCTCGCAAGCATAAAGCCGAAGAAGAAGTCGGTGTACGAGAGCCGCGGCATCCGCCGCGTCTGAAGGAGGGCGGATGGCGGCACTCTCGCCCGACGATTACCGCCGCGCGGCAGGCTTTCGGCGCTCCAGATCCACTGGAGTCGTCCGAACGGCCGATCGTCGGCAGGTATATGCATATCAGGTGCACGACCTGACCAATGGCGACGACCCGATGCTCGGCGCGTTCCTGCGCGGCGGGCGCGAGGCGCTCTCCGGCGTGACGGTCAACGACCGCATGGCGATGCGCAATTCGGTCTTCTACCGAGGCACGTCGCTGATCGCAGGCTCCATGGGGATGCTGCCGCTCAACCTGATGCGGCGCAAAGCTGACGGCACCACCGAGAAGGCAACGGATCACCCGCTGCACTCGGTGCTCAAGCTGGACCCGATGGGCAACGGCGCGATGTCGCCGAGCGAGTTCAAGAGCTTCATGCAGCTGGCGGCGCTGTTCGATGGCAACGCCTACGCCCGCGTGGTTCGCCTCGGGAGCGACATTCAGGCGCTGGTGCCGTTCGCGCGCAAGACGGTGAAGAAGGAGCTGAACGGCGGCACCCTCCGCTTCAAGCACACGCCGACTTCGGGTGGCAGCGAATACCTATCGCCGGCCGACGTCTTCCACTTCCGCGCTCCCGTTTCACTCGATGGGCTCCACGGGCTCGGCCTTCTGGACGTAGCGGCGGACACGATCGGGCTGGCGCACCTCGCCGAGAAGGCGGTCAGCAACCTGCTTCGCAAGGGCGTGATGGCAGGCGGCGCGATCGAGTTCCCGAATGAGCTCGGCGAAGAGGCCTACAACCGGCTGAAGGCGAGCCTCGCCGAGCAGTACTCCGGCGCCGACAATGCCGGCGACTGGATGCTGATCGAGGATGCGGGCACCGCGAAGCCGTTCTCCGGTTCGGCTCGCGACAACCAGATGGTGGAGCTGCGCAAGCTTGAGGCTGAGCAGGGCTCGCGCTTCACTGGCGTGCCGCGACCGCTGCTGATGTTCGACGAAACCGCATGGGGCAGCGGCATCGAGCAGCTCGGCCTCTACTTCGTCGTCTACTGCCTGCTGCCCTGGTTCGTGATCTGGGAAGAAGCGATCTGGCGGCTGCTCAGCCGGCAAGAGAAGCAGGCTCGCGACGGCACTGTGCTGTACGCCAAGTTCAACGAGCGCGCGCTGCTGCGCGGCTCGATGAAGGATCAATCCGAGTTCCTCGCGCGCGCCCTCGGCTCTGGCGGCGGCAAGCCGTTCATCGAACCGAACGAGGCGCGCGAGGCGCTCGACATGAACCCGCACGCCGAGGGCTCCGGCCTGGCACCACGCGCCGGCACGACCGCCGCGGCAATCGTCGAGGACCAAGCATGAAGCGAGACAGCCTTGGCGCCGTGATCGCGGCGCAGCGCCCACCGGCAATGCCCGATCTTGGCTCGGGCTCCGACTGGAAGTTCGAGACGCGCGCGCTCGCGGACGACTTCAAGCACTTCACGGTGGAAGCGCTGGCATCCGATCAGCCCACCATCTCGATCTTCGACTACATCGGCGACGATGGCGAGGGCGGCGGCGTGTCGACCAAGCGGATCAGTGCCGCGCTGCGCTCGATCGGCGACAAGCCCATCCGC